GGTACAAATTTCACATTGGTGACTACCTCACCCACACAGTGCATCTCAGCGATGCAGAGGACTTGGCGTACCGACGCCTGCTTGACCTTTACTACATGAGCGAGAAGATGATTCCGCTTGACACCGAGGCTGTGGCCCGCAAGATTCGTCTTGATTTGGACATAACCGAATCGGTTTTGGATGAGTTTTTTGAACGTACCGAAACAGGGTATTTCAACAATCGTTGCCATGTCGAAGTTACCAAGTATCAACATCAAGTCGAAAATAATCGACAACTCGGAAAGCGAGGCGGCAGGCCGTCAAAAACCGAATCGAAAACCGAATCGAAAGCGAACGATAACCCTAAGAAGATACAGATACAGAAGAAGAATATAAATACATCGTCGAAATTCGACGAGTTCTGGCAATGTTGGCCTTCGTCCAAACGCAAGGTCGCAAAGTCAGAGTGCCAGAAGAAATGGGCCAAGGCTGGGTTGGACTCTGTAGCTGACGTCATCATCGCTCAGGTCAACATCCTGAAGGTGTCTGAGCAGTGGACAGGCGGCTACGAGCCAGCACCTTTGACGTACATCAACCAACGTCGTTGGGAAGACGACGCAGGCACGCCAGCCGTTGGTCGGAGGGTGATATGACCCCTGTTGAGAAAATGCTGGGGATGCTGACCAAGGTCAAGGGCCGAAACGGGTCTTGGACTGCCTGCTGTCCTGCGCACAACGACAAGGGGCCATCCCTTGCCATTCGTGAGACAGACGACGGTCGGGTGTTGCTCCACTGCTTTGCAGGCTGTGAGACCTTGAGCGTGGTGCAGGCATTGGGCATGGACATGACTGACTTGTTCCCACCAGACGACAAGCGCCGTGAGTACCCAGTTGAAGGTAAGAAGAGCCTGAAGCCAGCGTTCTACGCCAGCGACCTGATGCGAATCATCTCCTTCGAGGCATTGGTGGTCTCCATCTGCGCCTATGACATGAGTCAAGGTAAGAAGTTGAGCGAAGGCGACAGAGAGCGAATGAAATTATCACAACAGCGAATTGAAGAGGCAATGAAATATGCAAACGTCTGACGTGCAAAAAAGAGCGCAAGAACTCGACGAGGCTCGTCGTATTCGTATCGTGCGACCTGACGAGGTTGACTTTGAGAAGTACCTCAAGGCCAACGACGTGGCCCAGAAGGTCAAGGGCGCGGGCGAGTTCTTGGATGAAATCGAGGCAGAGATTGCCAGCCCAGTGGTCGAGGTGTCACAGACCATGCCTTGGACGAAGACCCATGCAGGGTTCCAATTCCGCGCAGGTGAGGTGACCTTGTACGCTGGCGGCAACGGTGGCGGCAAGTCTATGGTGACAGGCCAGATTGCAATGGGTCTCATCAAGCAGGGCCAGCGCGTGATGATTGCGTCGTTTGAGATGAAACCCAAGCGCACGCTGTTTCGTATGCTCCGCCAGTTTGCTGGTGAGAACATCGACTTCCCGCGCTACATGGACAAGGCCCGCTACCTGACAAACCTCATCACTCGCATGAGAACCTTTGCCCACGCAAACCTGTGGCTATATGACCAGCAAGGCACGGTGACTGCACAGCAGGTCATTGCAGTGTCACGCTACAGCGCAGTTGAGTTGGGTGTGCAACACATCTTCATTGACTCGCTGATGAAGTGCGTGTCTGGTGAGGACGACTACAACGCCCAGAAGTCTTTTGTTGATGAGTTGACATCGCTGGCCCGTGACCACAACGTCCACATCCACCTGATTCACCACATCCGCAAATTGCAGAGCGAGGAAATCAAGCCAAACAAAAACGACATCAAGGGTTCAGGTTCTATCAGCGACCAAGTGGACAACGTCCTCATGGTGTGGCGCAACAAGAAAAAAGAACACGATGCACAGAACGGCTCTGTTGACCCAATGATTCCTGACGCCTACCTCATGTGCGAGAAGCAACGCAACGGTGAGGCGGAGGACTGGTACTCGCTTTGGTATTTGAAAGACAGCCAGCAGTTTGTCGAGCATCACGACTCCATCCCGATGTCGTTTGACGATGGAGGACGATTTTGAATGAGGCGCAAGAAGGTCAAGGAGCGGACGAACATCGTCACCGTTGTCTCGTTCGGGAAGTCATCAAGATGCGCATCAAAAATCGCGATAGCGCATACCGTTGGTTCAATGGTTACGTTGATGACTTTGGGAAGCGTCACAAGGGATGGAACGAACTTCACCCCAAGTCACGCCTTGAGGCTGATGTTAGAGAGCAATGGGCAAAAGGTAACCGAGGTAACACAGGAGAATGGAAATGAACTTTGAAAAAAACATACTGTCGCAAGCGCAGACATTTTTTACGCAAGAACAATTCAACCAAGCGTTGAGTGAGGCGAAGGCGGAAATCATGGCTGTAGCGATACAGACTACCAAGCAGGCAATCTTTATGGAACGTCAAGCCTGCGCCGAGATGGCTTTTGCTTATGAGGCAAAGCTGGCTGGCAAAGAGGACGATGAGAACTTCAACTCGCCTCTTGCCAATGACATCCTCAACCGCATACCTACACAACGCCAATGATTGAACTCACACTACCTTGGCCCCCAACGGTCAACACTTACTGGCGCAACTTCAACGGTCGCACCATCATCAGTGCAAAGGGGCGCGAGTACCGCAAGGCTGTCGCTGACCAAGTGCTGATTCAACGTGCCGCCAAGCACATCGACTACGCGGTGAAGGTGGAGATTCAAGCCTTCCGCCCTGACCGCCGTCGCCGTGATTTGGACAACCTTTTGAAAGCATTGCTTGACTCCATGACTTACGCGGGCGTCATGCAGGACGATGCCTTGATTGAAGACCTGCGGGTGTACTGGGCAGACGAAGTTGGCGGCATGGTCAAGGTGACCATAGAGGGGATTGAATGAACTGGATTATTTCGCTGGTGGTGGTGTACTTCCTGTTCACGGGGGAGCCGCCATTGATTGACGTACTACACGACCATGTCATGCACTACCTCGCAGAAAAAGAAAAGGGCCGCAAATGAAAACCGAACCAGACTTGATTGACATCTATGCAATGTTTGCGTTGATGGGCCTCATGCAAAAGCCCGTCAAGGGCAAGTCAAAGATAGATATTGCCTACGAGGCTTTTGAGCAGGCGCAGGCAATGGTCGAGGTACGCGAAGACTTCGTGAACAAAAGGGGTGATTGATGGATGCATTTTTAAACGTGATGACTTGGTTTTTTTTATTGTCTGGTGTTTTGTCTTGGGTGGTTGTTATTTGTCTAACGTGGTACTACTGGCTGTGCCAGTCTAAAGGGAGGAAATAAATGTTTGATTCATTCGGAGATTTTTTTTGGACGTTCATGGCAATGTCTGGATTCATGTTCTGGATTTGTCTGGTGATTTTTGTTGGGATGGTAATCAAGCGCAACCGCGCAAAAAGGAGAATGTTTTATGAGTGAAGAAAGAGACCCGCACAAGGCCGTTGACTACATCTTGAAGCACGCGGCGCTCTTTGCCAAAGCAAAGGCGGAGCGCACCTACATCGAGCAGTATCGCAAGTCGCTGAAGGGCATCTTGATGAAGCGAAGCATGGAGACTGCCATCGGGGCGCAAGAGCGTGAGGCATACGCGCACCCAGAGATGGTGGAGTTGTTGAAGGGACTGCAAGCCGCAGTCGAGATAGAAGAAAAACTGAAGTGGGACATCACCGCCGCCGAGTTGAGGGTGGAGATATGGCGCACTGAGCAGGCAAATAACAGAGCAGAAGGAAGGGCAACAGTATGAAAAACATTTTGATTTTGGTTTGTGCAATTGGCGCATTGGCTGGGTGTTCGTCAAACAAGGACGTGCCGCACGTCACGGTGCAGAACCTCATCATGGACAGGAACATCCAACCCCTGAGCCGTGGTGAGCAGATTGACGCCATCAAAGACTGCCAAGAGGCGGGCTTGAGACCTCGCGTGATATACGGCAAGCGCTTGGTGAATGGCTACAGCACAGAGACGGTCATCGACGTGCTTTGCTCCAACCGATATGCGTTTTAATATCTTCCAATGGGGAGTCCTCCACGGTCTAAGCTGGGTTCTGGTTTTGACCGATGGGTGGATAACCCACACGCACTATCTGGCGGCTTTTGGGTTCGCCTTGATGATTTATTCAATGTGGAGGATGACGATGAAAACACCAGAGGACGAAGAGTTCGAGCGCATAGAGCGTGAGCAGGAGCAGAGAAACGCTGAAGGCTGGCGTAAGCGTCAGATTGTCTCGTTGCGAACTAACGTCGAGTCCTTTGATGAGTGGGAACACAGCCACCAACCTTCACAGTATTTCGTTGAGCGTCGGGCCTACATGGCTGGGTTCGAGGCAGGCTCACGCAATGAGCGACTCAAGAAGGAAATGAATGACTGACAAGCCAAAGACCTGTCAGGTGTGCCGCCTGCGTCCAGCAGAGGTTAAAGGCAAGAACAGCAGGGGCGCACCGCAGTGGCGATGCCAGACCTGCCATGACTTGAAGAACCGTGGCGGCTTTACCAAAGGAAAGCAATGAAAACAAAGCAAGAAATTCAAGACGAAATCATTGAGTTGTACGCCGCCCAGAAAGCATTTGGCGAGGTCATGGATTTTGCCCACAACCAACAGATGGACGCAATGAAAAAAATGATGGCGTTGAACCAAATGCTCAAAGACATGGAAGAGGACAGCGAATGACCACGCTCAAAGAGAAAAAGCACATGAACGCGGTGGCTGAGTTGGGCTGTGCTGTGTGCCGACGTATGGGGTACGAGGGGACGCCCGCAGAACTCCATCACAAAAGGTCAGGAACAGGGGCTGGAAGGCGCTCAAGCCACATGGACGTCATCCCACTATGCCCAGAGCATCACAGGGGCAAGACGGGCCTCCACGGGCTTGGCACGAAGGGGTTCCCTAAGCACTGGGGGTTCGATGAGGATGACCTGCTGGCAGATGTTGCGGGATTGCTACAAAACAACACTTAGGGTAAGTCCCTACAAAATATTTTGAAAAAGTTGTTGACGGTGTTTAATTTGGGGTTAAACTAGCATCACTGACAGCAATCAAGCAGTCAGGTAACCAAACGAAAGCGAACCATGAAATCAAACGACATCCAACTCACCCAAGTCGACGTACTGGGTAACCTCTTGGCTCAGATTGCTGAGTTGACCAAGCAAGCCGACGCCATCAAAGACGGCATCAAAGAGTCCGCCTCTGCTGGTGGCGACAAAGTGGTTGAAGGCAACCTCTTCAAAGCAACATACATCGAGAGCAACCGCTCCGTGGTTGACAACAAAGCCCTGTTGGCTGAGTTGGGCGCGACTGCCGAGCAGATTGCCCGCCACACAAAAACCACCGCTGTGTTCAGCGTCAAAGTCACCACACGCTAATCAACGGGGCTTCGGCCCCTCATTGGAGAACATCATGCAACTCGAAACATCCGATACATGGCAAACCAAGGCACGCGGCTCCAACGACATGGAGTACCAAATTTATCTGCACTGCGCAGACAACGGTCAGGGCGGCGACATCACCAACAACGGTGAACCGCTCAAGACCTACGAAGAGTGGCTCAACAGTTAATCAACCAAAACGAAAGCGAATTGAAAATGACTCCCTTAACACAGCGCCAAAAGCAAATCATTGCAAAGAACGTCCTTGCCGCCTGCAAAGACATCAACAAGTTGAACAAGACAGGCTACAACTTCCTGTACTTGGCCTCTGGCTTCATTGCCCACTACAACTTGCAGGGCTTCATTGCCTACTACTCAGAGCATTCTCTGAAGGCCGACATCGAGCGCAACGCCAAGCCCAACCAGTGGCACAACTTCCGTCAAGGTGAGCGTGACGCCGACTACTACCACGCCAAGCGTGACTGCTACAACATGATTCTGGGCGGCTTGGTAGCCAGCGACGAGATGGACGCACAGAACTTTATGCGTGACCACTTCCAAATCATTCACATCGGCTAAGGAGAACATCATGGGTCAATATCACGAGGTCTACAACGTAGACAAAAAAGAGCGCATCAACCCCCACGCCATCGACAACGGCCTCAAGTTGTACGAGCAGGTCGGTCACATCGGTAGCACTGCCACTGCGCTGTTCGCCCTGCTTGCAAACAGCAACGGGCGCGGAGGCGGCGACTTCCCTAAGCATGACCTCATCGGTCATTGGGCTGGCGACCGCATCCTTGTGCAAGGCGACTACGCCGAGGGCGGGGACAAAGGCTACGTTCCAGCGGCAGAGTTGGAAGAGTTCACGGACATATCAGCAAAGGTCGCCGATATGTTGAAGACCATCGAATCAAACTGGTAAGGAGAACACCATGAAACACGCACAAGCAGACTACATCAACGCGGGCTACAAATACGAGAAGGCCACCAGTGCCGACAAGGCCCGTGCAGTGGCGGAGGGCATCCGCAAGATGCTCCAAGAGGAACACATCACCGACACCACCGACGCACGCTACTTCGTCGAGCGTGGACGCCAAGAGGCACGTCAGGAGGTGACAGCATGAACTTCAGCATTGAAAAAGACTGGGTGACTGGTTCGGGCCTGCGTGCCGTGGTGGTCATCCACCCAGCAGGTCATCGTTGTGGCTACGTTGGCGTTCCAGCAAACAACAAGCATCACAGCAAGGGGTATGACGACGTGCCTGCCGACGTGCATGGCGGCTTGACTTACGCGGGCGGCGAGGCTGACTACCCTGCACCATCGGCTGGACTTTGGTGGCTTGGTTACGACTGTGCGCACCTTGGTGATGCAAACGACCCAGAACTCATGCAGGGCGAGTACAAAGAATTGCATGACAAGGGAATGTTCAGGCATCACTTTACTGATGACATGGTCAAGTCTTTGGATTACTGTGTGCGAGAGTGCGAATTATTGGCAGGCCAACTTTCAGAAAACAAAGGCATGAAGTACCGCAAGAAACCCGTGGTCATTGAGGCCACCCAGTGGTTCAAGATGGGTGACCACCCGCAGGTGGTTGAGGCCACCATGAGTGGTATGCCTATTTTTTGGATTGAGACTCTCGAAGGCGGTCACATCGTTACCCCCGGCGACTACATCATCACTGGTGTGAAGGGTGAGCATTACCCGTGCAAGCCAGACATCTTTGAGTTGACCTACGAACCAGCAGAGGAGACAGCATGAACACCGACCACATTATTTCCAACAGCCAGACCCAGCGCATGGAGTGCCAGCACTGTGGCTTCACGCAGGCCATCAAGATGCCTGTGCCATTGGACGACCTCTTGTCGCAGTTCGATGCTTTCATGGACGCCCACAAAGCCTGCCAGAAGCCTCAAAGCGAGGCGGTGATGTCTGAGTACATCAGGGGCTTTGACGCGGGTTACAGCTACGTCCTGAACGAGATTGAGCAGTACATCTGGAAATACAAAGACGCCACGTTCTCGCTTGATGAGTTGTTGGCCCACCTGAAGATGGAAGGCAAGCCAAACTGAAACCAATCAAGTCCCCCTTCTGGCACATCCTCCAGCGCGAAATTGCCGCCAGAAGGGCATTGGGGAAACTACCTACAAAATAATTTGCAAAAGGGGGTTGCGCACCCCCTCTTTGTTTATGTTAGAATTACACTAACGACAGCAAGGTGCAGTCGTCTAACAGCGAAGGAACAGAGAAATGAACAAGTTTGCAAACCACTACGGCTACAGCGATGTCAACCCCTACGAGGTGGTGAAGGTAGTCAGCGACAAGACCATTGAAGTGCGTGAGATGGACGCCGAGCGCGATGACAGCGTGAAGCTGGAGTTCCATGTTGGTGGCTTCAGCGCCCACTGCTCCAACCAGCACGACCAGAAGTGGTTCATCAAAAGCAATGACACCAACCCGGTGGTGCGTATCCGTTTGAGCAAGTCAGGCGTCTGGAAAGACAAGCATGGTCGCAAGTTTGGCCTGAGTGACCAGCCCGTCCGCTTCTACGACTACAACTTCTAAAGAGCGGGGGCGAAAGCCCCCAGCATTAGGGAAAGTCCCTAGAAATATTTTTAAAATAGTTGTTGCATCGTTTAATTTGGTGTTATACTAACTTCACTGACACAGCAATACCGCATAGTCAGTTACAGCGAAAGAAAAGCGAAATGAAAAAAGCAATCAAACTCAAAGACATCCGCCCCGGTCAACTGGTGGTCACCAGCGACAGCCCAGAAGCCCAAGTGCGTACCGTTGAAAGCGTTGAGGGTTTCCAAGTCACCTTGACTTGGTACGAAGGCACGAACCAGTGCATTCAAGGCGTGGACTACTCTTTGCTGGGCGTGCCGACAATTGCCCAGATTGAGTACAGCATCAGCAACTACGGTCGGCTGGCGAACATGGAAGACGTCAAGGACGTGGCCCTGTTAATCGGCTAAACCAGAAGGGGGCTTCGGCCCCCGATAGCGAATCAAAAGCGAATCGAAATCGAAAGGAAACAAGATGTCATACCTAGCAGAGATTGAAACCCGTGTTGCAGGCATCCCTTGCATCGTTGGCGTGACCCACTTCGAGAGCGTGCGTGGCTCCTTCAGCTACCACGCCGCCAGTGACTGGGACTACCACGGCTACATCGAGTGCGAGTTTGAAGTGTGCGACCGCCGTGGACGCCCAGCCCCGTGGCTGGAGCGCAAGCTGACCGACAAGGACACCAGCCGCATCGAGTCCGAGATTGCAGAACAACTCAACGATTAAGGGGAACACCATGACACACTTCGACACAATGAACACCATCGTCAACAAGTTCTTTGACAACCTGCCAAAGTCCTACGTTGTCTACTGCGACTACATCGCGCACGTCATCAGCAAAGAACTCAAGGCCAACGACACCGAGCGCTTGCTGTCCAGCGTGAGCCGCCCCAAGTACGACCTGACCCAAGAGGGCGGCTTTGCCAGCACCAAGAAGACCATCGAGGTCGAAGACCGCTTCGGAACCAAGTACCGCGTGACGGTGGAGGAGGTCAAGTGACCTTGCCCACCTTCAGCGTGCGAGAGAACACCATCACGCACGAGAACCCTACACTCATCAGCGATGGCATCATGGTGTGCCAAGAGGCGTTCATCGAGATTGATACCACCAGCATGAGCCAGACCTTTGTTCACCTGCTCATGCACCACATGGGCGAGGGCAACATTCGCGTAAAGGTTGCCAAAATTAAGGAGCAAGCATGACTGACGACGATGACATTCAAGACTATGTTCGCCCTTGGGTGGGTCTGACGGATGAGGAGATAACGGAGTTGCACCACGAAATTAAAGTGCGATTGATGGGCGCATACAAAACCGAAGACATTTACCGCGCCATTGAAGCCAAACTCAAGGAGAAGAACACATGAGTGATGGC